ACCCGTTACGGCCGCTGGGTCAAGTGTGTAATCTTTGCCCGCGTACTGTTTGGTGTACGTGCTGGGTGTTGTATTTGTAGAAAGCGTATCAAGGCCGGATGTATTTGCCGTTGTATCAGCGCCTGTTGTAACAGCATCAAGGCCAGATGTGTTATTTAATTGTGACCAGTTGTATTGGTTTAACGCGTTGTTTTGTTGGTCACGCAATGCGGCGGCCGCGTCCCAACTACCAGTCTGTTGGTACAACTCTTCGTCGCTCATTACTGTTGGTGCGGCCATTTTTGTGCGTGTTGGTTTGGGTATTCCTATAGAGAATTACCCATAATTTGAGGTGCTTACGCCCCGTCGCCGTTGACTGCGGTGATCAGCAAATTGGCCCATTCCTGCCACGTCTCAAGCGATTCAGGGTTGGGAATTGAGTACCTGTCAAATACAGGGTTAAAGTTGACCGCGTAGGCTACCTCACGCCACTGGTCTTCAGGCAAAAACGGGAACTGCTGTTCACCAAAGTAGTGAAGCAAATTCCCGTTCCAGTCTTCCCACGTACTATACTCGGGCAAGAATTCAATTAGCATTTAAGGCCGTTCGTCGCCGAACTCGGCGGTAATTAACGTTCTACCGGCCTCATAGTCTCCGTTAACGACGTTACTGCGCCAGCGTAGATTGATAAGACGCGCTTCGACGCGCAGGTCAACTTTGCCGGACGTAGGTGTGTAAATGAAAGGACCTTTCTCTTCCACGCCGTCGTTGGCAAAAGGTCTACCAACAACCGTGAGCTCCATGTCGCCGACCTGCTTAAAGTCTGGCTCAATACGGGTCAGGTGCATGCGGCGGTTGACGCCCATAGGCTCGTCTGAGGCGGGCGTTCCACCCACCCAGCTAATGTCACAGGTCTCTATAAAAGAGTCTATGGCAAGCTCTTCCGTGGCCGTAACCTTGTTCTTACCAAACTCCTGCTCCCAGATCACGTAGCCGCCTGTGGCCTGTGACATGGTGCTTCCCGCAACCACCGTGGCAGGCACAATGTCAGCAAAGGTTAGTCTGGTGTAACCACCAGAGGAGTTGTTTGTAAACACCGCCGCGGTGATCTGGTTGGCAGAAACAAACGTTTCACCAATCTGCGTGTTAAACACCATGAAACTGCCAGCCGGGTTGGTTGTCAGGTCACCCGGGGCAATCACCTGATAGGCGGTTGTGGTGGGCGCTGTGGCCCTGTTTGGCCCGTAGGTCAGTGTGTAAGTCTGGCCAATCTGGCCAGTGAAGTCCCATCCCGCCCAAACGGGCCTTGGGAACACCTCGGTCACGTAACCACAAGACCTGCGCGCACCGTCAGCCTCACCCGCGTCGTACCAAAGTTGGTCTTTGGTGTTGTAGATAATGCAGTCCGTGCACTCTGTTGCCGTGCCGCGTGGGTAGAAGAACCAGACCTCGTTGTAGCGTGGAACCTTGGTGGCCCACACCTTTTGACGCGCGCCAAAGTTAATGTTGTCAAACAGGTAGTTAACGTTCTTATCGTTGGGCAAAACCTTAACGCCGCCGTTGTACAGATAGAACCGGTCAACACCCATCCAAAAGAAGGTGCCGTCCATCTCAACCACAGCGCTAGACGACATGATAGACGTCTGGTTAGACACCGTGTCGTAGCGCCAGTAGTAGGGCGTTTGGCCTGTGAATGACACACGCACCAAAGAGTCTGTGGCCCAGAAGAGACCAGAGGGGGAGGCGGTACCGCCACGAATGGGAAAGCCACGCACAATCTTGCCAGCTGTTACGTTTACCTCGTTGGCCAGCGTGCCGTTCCAGTCGCTGAACGTTTGCACATTGGCTGTGGGTGAGTTGAATATTACGTTGTTGTTGCGTAACAAACCAAAGTTGCCGTACACAAACACAAACGGGTGAAGCACCACAACACCACCACTTGCGTCAACTGGCAGGTACGTTGGGGTAGAGCCAGTAGAGTCAACCACCTCCGTTAGCACGTACCGGCCTGTTGTTGGGTCTGGTAAGAAGTTACCGGCGTACAGTGATGTGTTAACGCCAGAGTCAATGTTGTCTAGGTTGTGACCGGGGTGGGCCAACAGCTTAGAAGAGCCCGCACCAGTGGAGTCGTATGCAATGTCAAACTGCCACAAATGTTGGTTGCTTGAAGAAAACGTGATTGTTTTGTATATCTCAAACGGCACGGTTGCAGACAGCCCTGTAGAAGAGGACACCACAACAGTTGTTCGGTTGGTGCCTGCGTTGTACGTTGGTACCGCGCTGACGGTGTAGTTGGTGCGCACACCAGATGTGTTGTAGGCCCAGAATACAGACGCGTTTGTCAGTACCGTTGTTTGGTCTCCAAACACGGTTAGCGTGTTTGTGCCAAGAACAATTGCAGTAACAACATAGGTTTTGTTAAACTCAACAGGAAACGGGCCCACACCCACACCTTGGTCGGTGCCAGTGTTAAACACCTCAATACCCTTGTAGTTGCCCGCGTAGATGTAGTTAACGCCGTTCAGTGAGTTGGTGATCATCCCACGCGGGATGCCAGTGGGGGAGGCAAACATTTGACGGTAGCCACCAATCTTCTTTGCCTTGCCGCGCTGAAACCTTACCCACTTGCCGTCACTGTACTCGTCAGCCTCAAACTTTGTGCCGTCCCGCTTAATACCGGGCTTCACAAACAGGGTAAAGATTTTAGCCGGTTCAGTCGCCATTAGAACGCCCCACCAGAGATCAGGTCAGCCTGCACGCGCCCCACAAAACGGGTCACGTAGTTGCCCGCGCCGGCGGTTGCATCCATCGTGGCAATGTTGGCGCCTCCAACAGAGAAGCCCAACTGGCTGTTACTGGGCGAGTACATGCCTGTAACTGGGTCCAGTGTGAACGTGAACGCTGGCGCCGCGGCAGTGCCTCGGTTGGCCAAGAACTGACCAATGTTACTTTGAATCAGTGGGTACAGGCTTGAGCCGTCACTGAGCACAATAACTTGAGTGGAGGTCGGCAAAGAGAACGGAGGCTGTGCGCTTCCAGACACTTGGAACGTCACGTTGTAACCGCTTTGGTTGGTGTCGTTCAACATGTAGTACACCTGAGTCACCGCAGGCAACACAACCAACAGGCTGGTTGTTCGCGTGCCGCTCAAGGCCGTGTAGCGCTGAATGATTGGTGTGTTTGACACCAAGCTCAGTGTGCCACCCGCCACCACGTCCACGTCGTACGTGGCAGAGGAGAACGTCAGGCTGTTGGGACGTGAACGGCCGACGGTAAAGAAGTCTTGTTTAACAGGGTCTTGGTTGACGCAAATAAAGCACGAGTCACCAAGGGGCAACGCCAAGCTGGCCAAACCGTCAATGGTTGAACCAACAGCGGACGTGTTGATTGTGAGCGCGCCAGAGCCGTTGTTGCGCACAAGAATGTACCAGCCCTCGGACAAAGAAGACACCGCGGGCAACGTAATTGTACCCACGCCGCCGGTCCACACAAAACACTGTGAGCGTGACGTGTCGTTAATTGTTGGCGAGGAAGAGAACTCGTTGGTGACAATTGTAGTTTCCAGCTTGCCTAGAATGGCCGCTGTGCTGTTGCCTGCCAGTGTGGCGGCGTCTGCAAAGGACGTGCCTACACCGAACGCCACGGTCTGCCACACACCCACTGCGGTGGTGTTGTTTGTCAGGTACGTGTAGTACGCTTGACCCACTGGCACCGTGAACGACCCAGTACCGTCAGAACGAGATACCGTGAACGGGTTAGCGCCTTGGTTGCGAAACAGAATGTCTTCGCCAACAGAGGCCTGTTGTGCGTTAGGTAGTTTTAAAATACCACCGGCGGCGGACACAACGTCAATGATACGGGCGCTGACTTGCTGACCCGCCGTGCTGACGTACTGTGGCCAGTAAAGCTGTACCGTGCCCGATAGCGCAATTGCCACGTAACTTACGTCCGTGGGCTGGATTACGTTTCCTGTAAACGGGGAAGTGTATGTTGGCATTTAAGGTTCCTGTCTTACTGCGCTACGGTCAATCATGCGGCGTTGGTCTTCGCCCTTGAGCGCGGCAATTGCGTCACTGTAGTAGGTCTTCCACACTTGGATCTTGTCAAGGCTCTTTAAGAAACCTTGGGCCTGCAACAAGGTGCCGTACAGCAAGGCCTGAGGGGCCTCACGGGTTAGGAGGTTTTCTTGATTTTCGACATCAAGCGGCTGAATGCGGCTGTAATAAATAATTTGAAGCGGGTAAGCGCTGTTTGGAATTGGAGCAAGAGCCCAGTGATCATAGTCGTAGTCTCCGTAGTACAAAGGTTGTCCGTTGCTGGACTCTGTTTGAAACTGTGTTACGTAGTCCATTGAACGGTTAAGGACAGGCTGTCCGTTAATCTTCATGCTAATTGTTTTGCGCCACCGTGCTGGTTTTTGTAACACGGGGTTGGTTGCGGTGAGCGTGGTGTTAACCACGTTCAGTTGCATCAGTGTTTTAATTTCCGCGGCAATGCTCTGCTCGGTGAGCATAATCAGCCGAGGGATTTGTGAGACGAACGACGCGTCGTTACGCTCAGAGTATGTTATGACATCCTCAACGAGGCTGTCATATGTCATTGCTTCTGCGGCCATGTCTTACTCTGGTGTTGGTTCTGGAGCGGCAAAACTGCCGTCTTCTTGCTTGACCCAGTTAGCTTGCACCTCGTCTTCGACCTCTTGGCACTGGTTAATAATGCTTGGGTGAAAGCACTGGTCTAGTGTAAAGCCCTCAACGGGGACAAGAATCTCTGCGACTACGTTGTTTTGAATTCGTGCTGTTTTCATTTTTACCACTCCACAATGACCATA